AACAGGTAATTTAATAAAACAACTAGAAGTATTTGAAGGTGAAGAACGAGTCCGTATTAAAAAACAACAACCAAGATTAATTAAAATACAAACAATGAAACAAACAGAAGCATCAACTTCAAAAATACCATATCAAGAAGAAAGTTTTTAATGAGAACAGAAAAAAATATTATATTAATTCGTCACGCAAAATGGTTGTGGGACAATAAACTAAAAAAACAATCTAAAGAATGTAGAAAACAAGCATATGAAAACAATAATTTTAGGTCCACCAGGGACTGGCAAAACAACAACATTGTTAAACTTGGTAGACCAATTCATACAAGACGGAATAAGGCCTAAACAAATAGGTTATTTTTCGTTTACTAAAAAGGCTGCAACGGAAGCTGCAACGAGGGCCGCGGATAAGTTTGGCCTGGATGTAGAAAATGATTTAGCATTTTTTAGAACTTTACATTCGTATGCATTTAATCAGTTAGGTATGACTAAAGAAAAAATGATGGGACCTGAAGACTACAAAGAGTTTGGTGAGAAATGTGGAATACCAATTAAGACTGCAAAGTTTTCTGATAGTGATGGCACATTTAATTCTGACAATGAATATCTTACAATAATAAATACTGCAGCTGTAAAGAGAATGGACCTGTTAGAATACTACGACTCAAGACAAAACATATTAGACATAGAAAGAAATACATTATTTTTATTAGCAGAAGAACTCAAAAGATTTAAACAAGAGAAAGGTTTAAAAGATTTTAATGACTTGTTAGAAGATTTTTTGACCAAAGAAAATCATAATAAATTCAGAGTTTTATTTATAGATGAGGCACAAGATTTATCTTTGCTGCAGTGGGAAATGGTAAGAAAGATTTGGGCTAACGCAGAAAAAACTTACATAGCTGGTGATGACGATCAGGCAATATTTAAATGGGCTGGTGCAGACGTAGATCATTTCATTGCACTCAAAGAAGAGGTAGATGATATTAGAACATTAGATCAATCTTATCGTATACCTGGAGGACCCATACACGAATTATCACAAAAGATTATAGGCCAGGTACAAAATAGATTTGATAAAGAATATAAACCTAGAGGAGAAGAAGGAATTTTAAAAAGGTATTCTGATATTACACAAGTAGATATGTCAGAGGGCAATTGGTTGGTGTTGTCTTCTGCAAACTATTTTTTAGATTCTGTTAAAGAAGTATGTGAGCTTAGAGGTTGGTACTATTCTTTTAAAGGACGTAATTCTATATCACTTAAATTATTATTAGCATTAAATAACTGGGAGTCTTGGCGTAAAGGTGACTTACTAAATCACCTAGAAATAAAAAACATTTATGAATACCTTGGATCAAATGTATTAGAGGGATTTAGAAAAGGTAAAACACTACACTCTGAAGATAAATATACTTTAAAAGAGTGTATGAAAGATCACGGGTTAATTACAGATAAGGTTTGGTATGAGGGGTTCGAAGGACTTGATCCTATTACAGAAAATTACATTCGTAATATGAGGGCGAATGGTGAAACGTTAAATAAAAATCCTCGTATACAAATGTCAACAATACACGGAGCGAAAGGAGGAGAAGCTGACAAAGTTTTACTGATGCAAGATATAACGAACGCTGCACTCGAAACATTTAGTTATGACCCAGATGAATTACATAGATTATTTTATACTGGAGCGACGAGAGCGAAGCGTGAATTGCACGTCTTGGATCCAAAAGATTTTGATAAGGCTTATATATTATGAGTAAAGTTTGGAACAAACAAATTGGAGGACAACACTATCAAAATTTTGTCATTCAGCCCAGTAAATTTGTAGTTGAGAACAAGTTGCTATTCCCGGAAGGATGCGCTATAAAATACATATGCCGTCATCCATTTAAAGGTAAAAAAGAAGATTTGCTAAAAGCAATTCATTTTATCGAGATGATAATTGAAAGGGATTATAAGTAGTGAGAAGCACACAAATACCTCTATTCACTCCTGAAACGGAGTGGGTTATGCCAGATGAATTGAAAGATTTACGAGGCGCAAAAGAAATAGCAATCGATTTAGAAACTAATGATCCACATTTAAAAGAGTTAGGCTCTGGTAATGTGACTGGAAAAGGGCACATTGCTGGCATTGCGGTGGCCGTAGAGGGCTGGTCAGGCTATTTTCCTATACATCACGAGTCGGGTGGTAATATGGACAAAAATTTGGTTTTAAATTGGCTTAAGGATATTTGTAGTCAAGTTGATACTACCTTTATATTTCACAATGCAATGTATGATATCTGTTGGTTACGATCAGCTGGTATAATAATCAAAGGTAAAATAGTTGATACGATGATCGCAGCGTCTTTGATTGATGAAAATAGATTGTCCTATCAATTAAATACGTTATCAAAATTTTATGTGGGTATGGGTAAAGACGAATCGATACTACAAGCAGCAGCTAAAGAATACGGACTAGATGCAAAGAAAGATATGTGGAGACTACCTGCATTATTTGTAGGTCAATATGCTGAACGTGATGCAGAGTCTACTTTGAAACTTTGGAAAAGATTAGAGACAGAATTATATCAAGAAGAGTTGTGGGATATATTTAACCTGGAGACAAAACTATTTCCTTGTTTAGTTGATATGAGATTCAAAGGTGTAAGAGTTGATTTAGAGAAAGCAGCAAACATTAAAAAAAATCTAATGGAACGTGAGTTTAAAATTATTCATAAAATTAAAAAGTTAACGGGAGTTGATGTAGAAATACACGCAGCTCGTAGTATTGCAAAAGCATTTGATAAATTAAAACTTCCATACGACAGGACAGAAAAAAGTAAAGAGCCAAGTTTTACAAAAAACTTTTTACAAAACCACCCACACGAATTACCAAAACTAATTGCAGATGCAAGAGAGATAAACAAAGCCCATACTACATTTATAGATTCCATAACTAAACACGCAGTTAATGGTAGAATACACGCGGACATAAATCAAATACGATCAGACAGTGGTGGCACAGTTACAGGTAGATTTAGTATGTCTAATCCCAACTTACAACAGATTCCAGCAAGGCACCCAGAACTTGGACCTTTAATTAGATCTATATTTATTCCCGAAGAAAAATGTAAATGGGGATCATTTGACTACTCACAACAAGAGCCTAGAATTTTAGTGCATTACGCAAAACTGCAAAATTTAGCTGGTGTTGATGAAATTGTAGACGCATACAACGCCGGAGACGCTGATTTCCACCAGGTCGTGGCAGATATGGCAGGCATAGAACGGAAGCAAGCTAAGACGATTAATTTAGGTTTGATGTATGGTATGGGTAAAAATAAATTGATGGCAGAGCTAGGACTAATGAAAGAGTCTGCAGAAAAATTAATAAAACAATATCATACTAAAGCTCCATTTGTAAAACAATTGATGGATAATGTTTCACGCAAAGCAAACGATAGAGGTAAGATTAGAACTTTACTTGGTAGAGCGTGTCATTTCGATCTTTGGCAACCAGTTCAATTTGGTGTATTTAAACCATTACCGTTAGAGCAGGCTCGAAAAGAATATGATGAGCCGTTAAAACGTGCGTTTACTTACAAAGCATTAAACAAATTAATACAAGGATCAGCAGCTGATATGACTAAAAAAAGTATGGTAGCATTATATGAAAATGGTATAATACCACACATTCAAATTCACGATGAGGTAGATATCTCTGTTGAATGTGATGCGAAAGCTGAAAACATTATTGAGATAATGGAGTCGGCTGTCGAACTTAAAGTACCTAATAAAGTAGATTATGAGCACGGGAAAAATTGGGGTGAAATAAAATAGTGGCTTATCTTAATGCTAACATTCCGCCAACCTATGCACAAATACGAAAGGAGTATTTATATGATCTTAAAAAACATCACGGAGAAGTTGAAGACTGCATTATCTTTGGTCTTAGCTCTTTGGGGGGTCGCGCTATCTTATGGCACGCACTTATGGAAAATGGCGCAATCTTTTATCGCCTCCCTATTAGTGCATTTATTCAACGTGGTTTCAAAGTCGAAGACGTACCAAAAAGAAGACTTGATGAGTTGGAGCTTTGGAATTCTTTTAGCTATTATCCTACTGTTACTCATTGGAATATTTTAAGCGCAGCTTCGGGTAAATATATTGGTAAAGATAAACAGTGGCATCACGGCAGCTACCTATTTACAGTTGACTGGGCACATCCAGATGGTAATATACTAGATACCGATCACTCGGAAATACCACACGAACATAAGTGTGCACACATCATAGCTTTAGACGACGGAAACTATGCGGCTCAGCCAAACAACAGATGTATTTGGGACCTACCTTCATTTACTGTTAAGGACAATATTCCTGACTGGAAGGTTCAAACTACTGAATGGAACGTAGAAGATACAGGTAAGTGGAAAACAGAAGATACCGACAATTTCTTTTATGAGATTGAGGAAAAAAAATGAGGAATGTAAATGAACTTAGCAGATTTGTTAAAGAAAAATATTGTTATGGTACCGGTGGTAGCGTCAGTGCTAGTCGGAACATTTACAGGCGTTCGTTACATTGTTA